TGTACTGCTACGCAGAACGCGTCGTCGGCTTCTCCAGATTCTACGAAGCGAAACAGGCGGACGAACAGGTCGACATGATAGTCAGGATTCCTAGGGTCTACACCGCGAAGACAGGAGACCGCGTGCGGCTCTCTCCTTATGCGTGTGCAGCTCCGAAGAATCCTTACATAGTCGTCCAGGCGCAGAACGTGACCGACGAAGAGACTAATCTCCCCGCAACAGATCTCTCGCTTAGAGCGATGAGCGAAGCGGACAGGGAGGCGTAGAGAATGACTCAAATTAAACTGAAAGCGTTCGGTATAGGTCTCGGCGTCGTCGTCAGCAAATGCTACCACTACAGAGCTCCGGAGAACGTCTCCGGACCTTATGCCGTGTGGATGGAGCTTGGCGGCGTTTATGTCGCCGGAAGTAATCTGCACGCCGAGAGCGGCAAACAGATCACCGTGGACTACTTCACGAAAACGGAGTTCGACCCTGTGATCGACAGCATTGAAGGCTACTTTGCCGGGATGAGCTGGCGTCTGGAGTCGGTGCAGTTCGAAGAAGAGACAGGCTACATCCATTATGAGTGGAGGATAGAGTATGCCTAAACTCACGATTGACGGAATGAACGATCTCGGGCGGATGCTGGATGCTGATCTCGCAGATACTGAAGCGATGATAAAAATGGCCGTCTATGACGGAGCTCATGAAGTCTTCGAAGAAGTAAAACACAGAGTGCAGCAGCTTCCGACAAACGATACCGACAGCAAGCATCGGGACATAACCGAGAAACAGAAAAAGGGCCTTATATCCGGCCTGTATGGCTCCAGGATAATGAACGAGCGCGGAGAAATCTACGCAGTCATAGGCTTTACTGGATACAATGACGTCAAGACTGAGAAGCATCCAAAAGGCCAGCCGAACGTACTGGTCGCCAGGAGTATCGAATCTGGGGCGAGCTTTATGAACAAGCGGCCTTTTATAACACAAGCAAAGAATGCTGCACGGCCAAAAGCCTTGGCAGCAGTCCAGAAGACATTCGATGCCGAAATGGCAAAGAAGGAAAGGTAAAACAATGGCAAGAATCGGACTTTCGAAACCGTATGCAGCACTCTATGCCGTCTCCGGCAGTACCGTTTCGTACACCAGCGGAAAGCTCGTCGGGAAGGCTACTTCTCTGGAGATCTCCCTGGAGGACGGCGACGACAACGTGCTCTACGCAGACAACGCTCCGGCTGAAAGTGCCACCGAGTTCTCCGGAGGCAGTCTGGCCATAGGCACAGACGACCTCTACGCGAACGTGATGAAGGACTTCCTCGGAATGCCGGAGGAAGCGATCGCCACGACTGGATTCACCAACTTCACGACCGCCTCTCCGAAGTGGTACAAGAACAATGATGACCAGTCTGTGCCCTATCTGGGCTTCGGCGCTATCGCCAAGAAGATCGTCGGCGGCGCTACCAAGTACGTAGCGATCCTCTTCAACAAGATCAAGCTGAGCAATCTGACACAGAGCCTCGAGACTCAGGGAGAGACCATCTCCTGGCAGACAGAGACTCTCAACGCCAAGATACTGCGCAGCGATGCAGACAAGCACGACTGGCGCTGGATTTCCAGTGACATGGACAGCGAGTCTGATGCAGAGCAAATCCTTAAGGCCGCGCTTGGCATCTCTTAGCAGCTAAAACTCCCCGGGATAATCTCCCGGGGCTGTTCTTATAGGGGGAAATAAACATGGATTTTAAGACTATCAAACTGGGCGGGAAGGAGTATCCGATAATCTTCTCCGCTTGGGTCATAGACCAGATACAGGAAAAATCGGACGATGTAGAAGCAGAGCTCAACAGGATTCTGGACAGCAGCAAGGTCAAAGACATGATATGGCTGCTAAGTCTGTTCCTTCGCGGCGGATACGAAGGCGCGAAGGTCCTCGGGCGTGAAACGCCGGAGCCGCCTACATTCGAGCAGCTGATGTTCCTGACGTCCGTCACGGACTTCGCGTCCATCGGCAAAGCCATCAGGGAAGCTGTGGGAACAGGCGAACCTGATGTAAAACTTGAAGACGAAAAAAACTTGAAGGCCACGACGCCGGAGGCGTAACGGCTTCGTGGTTCATATACATGGGGCTGTCTGTGGGGCTTAGCTACAGAGAGGCGCTGTACCTTCCGGTCGGAAGGGTGCTCTCCCTGGTGAATATAAGTCTCATCAGCTCTGGAAAAGCAAAACGCGCCAAGACACCAGCCGAAGAAGAGAAAGATTTTTGGAAGGCACTAGAGCGCAAGTGATATGGCAGATATAACACTGAAGTTCGGAGTCCAGGGAGACTCTACACTCAAAAGCGCAATCAGCGCGGTCAACTCTCAGATCAAGAGCCTCGATGCAGATATGAAGCTCGCGGTCTCCGAGATGGCCAATATGGACAGCGCGGAGGAAAAGGCCGCCAAGAAGAATGAGATTCTCGGCAAGCAGTACGAGGCAAACAAGCAGAAGCTGGAGCTTCTAAGCAAGCAATATTCTGAAAGCGAGACGAAGCTCGAGGACCTCGGCAGGCAGCTCGAAGAAGCCAAGAAAAAGAGCGGAGAGAACAGCGCGGAGGTCGCCAAGCTGCAGGATGCTTATAACAAGCAGGCCAAGGCCACGTCAGATCTGAATACAGAGATGACGAAGACCAAGACTAAAATGCAGGACGCCAAGAACAGCATGGACGGTCTTGAAAAAGAGACCAAGGAAGCTAAGAGTGCGATGGACTCAGCAAAGGACAGCGTCTCCAGCTTCGGAGACATGCTCAAAGCAAAGGTCACAGGAGAAGCTATCATCAGCGGCATTAAGAAGCTGGCGGAAGGCCTGAAGGACCTGGCATTCGGTGCGGCATTCACCGCCGATGAGCTTCTGACCATGTCGACCGTCACCGGGATTTCCACCGACGCCCTTCAGGAATACAAGTACATGGCCGAGCTCGTGGACGTCTCCCTGGACACTATAACCGGAAGCCTCAAGAAGCTGACCTCGAACATGAGCACGGCATCAAAGGGCTCCGGCGCAGCTTACGAAGCATTCGGTAAGCTGGGCGTACAGTTCCAAAACACTGACGGAACGCTTAGAAACAGCCAGGAAGTCTTCAACGAGGCCCTGGAAGCTCTCGGTAAGATAGAGAACGAAACGGAGCGCGACGCCCTTGCGATGCAGCTCTTCGGAAAGTCCGCGCAGGATCTCAATCCGATGATAACAGCCGGATCTGAGACACTGAATGCTTATGCGCAGCAGGCTCACGATACGGGCTACGTTATGAGTGAGGAGGTGCTCCAGTCCAACGTAGCAGTCTCCGACAGTTATGAGGTCATGCAGAATAGCATCACGGCGCTGAAGAACACCATCGGAACGGAGTTCGCTCCGGTTCTCCAGCAGATCATCGACGGCTTCACAAGCCTGCTGCAGTGGATAACCGATAACAAGGATATGATCGAAGACTATGCGATCCCTGCAGTCGTAGGGCTAACCACAGCCTTCGTGACATACAAGGCCGCTATGGTAGCCATGTCCATTATCAACACCGTCAGAAAGGCAACAGAGAGCATGACACTCGCACAGGCGGCGCTCAATGCGATCATGGCTGCCAATCCGATCGTGCTGGTAGTCACAGCGATCGCTGCACTGGTCGCGGCTCTCATAACAGCGTACAAGACATCTGATGAGTTCCGCGCAAAGGTCGACGCTGCCTTCCAGAAGATAAAGGACGCCATAGGCACAGCTATCGAATGGATAAAAGACAAAGTAGAGTGGCTTAAAAATCTCCCGCAGCAGGCTCTGACGTGGGGCCGTGATATGCTGGACAACTTTGTCCAGGGTATAAAGGACAAAATCGCAAAACTGGGCGATGCGCTTAAAGGCGCAGCACAGAAGGTCAAGAACTTCCTCGGATTCTCTGAGCCGAAGGAAGGGCCTTTGTCGAACTTCCATACCTATGCTCCGGATATGATGGAACTGTACGCCGAAGGTATCACACAGAACGTGGGCCTCGTGACGAACGCCACCAGGAAGGCCGCGCAGGCTGTAAAGAGCGGATTTACCGCAGCGGCTTCGGCCAGTATGTCAGGATCTCCGGCACTGGCTGCGGCGGGCGCATCCGGCACGCAGGTGATCCAGCTTGTCGTAGACGGCAGGACGCTTGCGGAGATAGTAAACAAAAACAACAAGGTGATCCAGAGGGCGAATAACTCATGATAACTCAGACACTCACCTACAATGGATTCAACTTTGCGGCATGGGCCAAAAAGGGAACATACAAGCCAAACGCTGTCCGCAAAATCGGCCGCACCTGGATAGATGCGAACGGCGATGAACACACCACTACGCTGGGCTGGAAGTATGAAGTCAGCTTTGAACTCAATCCGATGGACTATGCGACCGCGATCGCTGCATATACCGCCCTGAAGACTCAGCCTGCCAGCCTGGTGTTCTCCTTCCCGGGAGAGGCGTCTGACATCACTCAGAGCAGTGTCTGCGACAATATAGCACTCTCGCCGACGTTTATCCAGGCGCTTTGCCAGGGAGATGCTTCACTGGTATTCGTGGAGGCTCTATGAACGGAATCGGAGCCCTGCCAGCATACAGAGCTGCATTCGACACCGGAAGCGGCTATGTAGACTTTGAGCTGGTTATAGGCGGAACTACATACACGCATTCACAGTTCAGGGATCTCAAGATCAACGCCTGTCTTTTTGGAGACTACGGCATCGGCAGCGTGAACCTCCGGACGATCTCGGCGATCGTGTCGGCCTCCATAGCCGTCGGCGCCTCTGTCCAGGTATTCGCGACCTACACTGTACCAGGACAGACGTCCTACAGGATCCTGCACAGCACAGGAGTGGTCTTCCAGGTTAGAAAGCGCAACTCTGAAAGCGAGATCCTCTGCTACGACAAGCTGTGCCTTACGGAGTACACGTTCAAGCGGACCCCGACATGGACAGACCGCAGCATGCTCGCAGTGGTCCAGGAGATCGCTCAGGATATAGGCGTCACACTGACTCCCAGAGCGGAGGAATGTATTCAGACATTCACGCTCGAGGATCCTGGCGCCATGTCAGCGCGGGAGATCCTCGAAGAGATAGCGAAGTCCTGCGCGGGAAATTTCCTGATCACAGCATCCGGAGAACTGGACTTCATTCCGGTCGGCGCAAACGACGCGGCCGGATTTTTGATTGTGACCTTAAACAGCTCCGGCAACTTCTCAGTCATAGACAAAGCAGATCTGACTGCCGGGACAACAGTCCTGGCCGAAGGAAGTGACGGCCTGGAAGCCGACTCTTATGAGAACGCGGCAACAAAGGCCTTGTGGTATCAGACGCCAGAAGGCCGCGACGTGCTCTCAAAAGCCGGAGAACAGTATCCGGATGTAGAAGTCACAAAGAAGAACATCGAGTTCGACAGCCTGCAGCGCGAGAATCAATATCAGCCTTATGTAGCTGTGGCGATCAGCAACGATGTGAGCTCCTGGTACTCTCCGAGCGGATTGTCAGACGAAGACTGGAATGCGCTTCTTCAGACCGGAAGGCTCTTGTCTGTAGACATGAGATTCGGATCTCAGGAGATAGCAGACTACATCTACAGCAAGATAACGACCGGGCAGCAGTTCATCCCCTACAGCTTCTCCGGGAACGTAGATCCGGCTCTGGAGCTTGGCGATCTGATAAAGATCGAAACTGCAGGAGACGGTCTCCTCTACATCTTGGCGACCATGGATCTGGACTGCTCGCTCGGACGCATTTTTGGAACAGTCGGCGCCGAAGGCGAAAGCGAGATCGAGACGCTGCAGCCATACACTCCGAAAGTGGAGCGCATGGTTCGCCGGGAAGCTGTGGAGCGGAGGGCTTCGATAGAAGTTACTCAGGACTCCATCACCTCCGAAGTCGCAAGGGCCTCAGCCGCAGAAGGTGAACTCTCGTCTCTGATCCGTCAGACAGCCACAGAGCTGACGATCAGCTTCACCCAGGGCATCCAGGCCGCAGAAAACGCTGCCAGCACTGAGCTGGGAGACTACGCGGCACTCATCGAGCAGTACATCAGGTTCGCCGGAGCGCTGATCGAGCTCGGCGAAAGGAATAGCCAGTTCAAAGCGATCCTCACAAACACCAGGCTGACATTCACAGGAGCTGACGGACAGCCTGCTGCATGGTTCGCAAATAATGAGCTGCATATCAACAAAGCGGTCATTGAGCAGAGCCTTCAGATAGACGACTGGATAGAACAAGTCGAATCAAACAAGGTCCTCTCGATCTCATACATAGGATAGCGGTATGCCAAACAGCGGGTCTATATACGGATCTTTTAACGGAAGCTCCGCGAACAACTTCATATTCAGGATAGATTGGACAGTCCTGCAGCAGGACAACGCGAACAGGAAGTCCAAAGTCAAGTTCTTCTGGAACGTCCAAAGGAAGTATTCGGGACAGAATACCTACAAGTATCCGGCGCCCTGGTCACAGACTACGGATGGATCCACGGACTCCGGAAGCATAAACTTTGATATCCGCAGCACTCCGACCTATACGGACCTGGAAATACTGACAAATACGGTCTGGATCCAGCACGGAGTAAACGGCAAAAAGACTGCAGCAGTCTCCGGAACGCTGAACTTATCCGGAACATCGGCAGGCACGGGATCCTTCTCCGGTTCAATAGTGTTGCCGGACATTCCGGTAACGCCTCCGAGCATAAATAGTTTCGCGATCAGCGATGTCGGCACGAGCCTGGCATCCGGAGTCTACGTAGAGGGAAAGTCAATCATCAAGCTGACTGCAACAGCCACGGCTTACGAAGGCGCGACTGTAAGCGGCTACGCGTTTTTTAGAGATGGAACGCAGATCGGAAACAATACTACAGGCATCTTCACTGAAGCAGGCGCAGCCATCTCCGGAAGTCACGTCTACAAAGTAATTGTGACTGACAGCTACGGCATGACTGCAGAACAGTCCCTGGCGGCCATCACAGTGTATCCGTATTCGTTACCGAAGATAGACAGCTCGGAGACATATAGATGCGATACCAGCGGCACAGAGCAAAGCGGAGGTCCTTCCGTTAAGGTCAAAGCCTCCTGGACAACGTCAAGCTGCGGAGGCTATAACACCTCGTCCGGTACGGCTGCAGTCAACGGATATTCAGCCTCACTCACGAACGGCACGGCGGCAAGGATAGATGCGAATCTCAATGCCGCTGCGGCTTACACCGTGACCTACACGATCACAGATTCCTTCGGCGAGACGGCCGTAACTACAGTCCCGGTCCTGTCTGCATTCAGAAACTTCGCTCTGTATCCGGACGGAACTGTCGGCGGCTTCGCGTTCGGCGAGATGCCGACAGTTCCGGGCGTCGGAGTATTCAACACTCCGCATGTTATATTCAGAGGCGACGTCAAGATCGAGGATGCGCTGCTGCCAAGTGATACGCAAAACGTGGGCACGCTGGCGGCTGCGGAGTCTGCCCTGCTGAATGTTTTTGCAAACATGCCGGACAACAGCATAGCATTCGCGCTGCTGACGTTCTCCGCATCGTTCGATCCGTTCGCGGGTGGTGTGACAGTATTCCAGATCTGCCGGGCCAATTCCTCTTATGGCGTCATAACAGGGTATAGCTATAGCCCGAGCGGCGCAAAAATATTTAAGGCGGCAGTTTATGGCGGAGCTTTGACAAGCTGGGCGACGATATGAGGTGGAGCTATGACTGAGACTATTACAAACACGCAGATCGCGGTCACGATCGTGACGGCAATCCTTGGGAGCTCGCTATTGACGACAGTATTTACGAAGCTGTTTGACTATTTCACGGCAACGAAAAAGACATATCAGATTCTGCTTCTTGCGGCCTTAGAGCAACTCTGCGACAAGATCCTCGCTCAAGGGTATAGGACGCAGATGCAGACGCTGCGCCTGAAAGAGATCCAGGATCAATACAAGAAAATAAACGGCGACGGCTATGCAGACGCGCTGGTAGCGGATGCGATGGCTATGCCGCTGCGGGAACACAGGAAAGAGGCTGCATAATGATAACTCAGAACATTTCACTGACCGCGCCGAAGCGGATCATGCTCGGCCGCAGAGAAGAAAACGAAGCGACGCAGGTCGTCTTTGATATCTCATACTTCATCGAGACCTTCGGAGAAGGTACGGCGACGCTCCTGGCTAAACGCTCGAAGGATGCAAACGCTTATCCGGTAGCCGTAACTCAGGAGAACGAGACTGTCACCTGGCTGGTATCAAATGCAGACACAGCCTACCAGGGACAAGGTCAGGCCGAGCTGATGTGGTTCGTCGGAGACGTCCTGGCAAAGTCCGTTGTCTTCCCCACATGGACGGATCCGGACATCGGCGAGGAGGGAGAGGTCCCGGAGCCGTATGAGAGCTGAGTGACGCAGCTGCTTCAGCAACTCAGGCTGCTCAGATCTTAGATACAACTGTATATGTCGGTACAGATGGCAAGTTTTACATAAGAGGAGAATAAGCAATGCCTACACCAATTATCAACACTCAGCTTGACACGCTGAACACTAAAGTCGAAGGCCAGACCACAGCTCTGACCGCTAAGCTGCAGGCCCTCAACGAGCTGCTCGAAGCAAAGAATCACCTCGACGCCCACCGCAATACAGCGCTTGACCTCATGGCCGGAGACGCCCGCGCCGCGCTGGTGACAGACGTCGCAGGCGTCGCGCAGCTGTGCAAGAACGGAGAGATCCTTGAGGTCATGGACTACGGCGACGAGATCCATCCAGAATGGGTGGACGGAACCACGCATTATAACCCGGCCATGAACCTCTGCCACGAGTCCGACGAGCTCCTGGAAGACGGCGAGAGTATCCACGGAGCCTTCTTCGAATGGGACAAGACCATGCCCTTCGGAGTGCCGTATGATCCCTCTGAGGCGGTCTACTACTTCGACGGAACAGAGGGCGCCGGGACATTCCACATCGGCATCGGAATGGCTTACGGAGGCGGCTGGAAAACAACAAAGCATATCCAGTTTACTCTTAATGTCGCTCCTGCTGAAGGAGATCAGCTCGTTATTAACTGCGGAACAAACGCGGCCAACGATCCGACGAACGGCAGGACCTGGAACCTTTATGCAAAGGGCAGCACTACATCCAAAGACACCGGAACAACATCAGACGGAACTGGCGGCACGAATCTCGGATCTACTAATTCCTCAGATGTCGGCAAAACGAACGAAAGAGTCAACGCGCCTCAGAGGATAGTCTATGGATATAACAGATGGAGCCAGAGCTTCCTGAGACAGTATCTCAACGCAACCGCAGAGTCCGGATGGTATACAGCGGCCAATCCCTGGGACAGGCCGGATGCCGCAGTCATGGCAAAGGCAGGCTTCCTTTATGGATACGGCGCGGAGGTCTATAACTACTTCAAACCGATCAAGGTCGTGACAGTCGCGTGTAACGCAGACAGCAACGTCGAAGACGTGACCTATGACAGAGTGTTCCTGTCCTCTCTTGAACAGATGTACTGCGTCCCGCAGTTCTCCGGCAAAGAAGGATCCTACTGGGAATACTACAAGAGACTTCTTGGAAGAACGTCCCCCGCACCGACTTCTGCGACATACGCAAGGCTTATCAAATATGCACTCAATGCACCTACCAGTGCGCAGAACTGCTGGCGGCGTTCGGCCAACCGCAACGGCGCGGGCGCTGCGTGGTTTGTCAACACGAGTGGCAACGTGACCACGCACTACGCGTACTACGCCTATAGGTGCGCCCCGAGTGTGTTTATCTCCGATTAAACTGATCCCGCCTCGCACACCTGCGAGGCGGCTCCTTCCGACATGATGAAAAAATGAGCTCGGTAAGAAAGAAAGACCAATCTCCGCATAGATTCACAGTGCTTGATACGGCACTGGATGTCTATGACTATACAACAACAGTCATCGCGAACCCGAAAATCTTTGACAGGACCTACAAGGACTTGATAGACCGCATGGATAGAGAAGCGTCGCTGATCTACCATTATTGCCGGGCGGCAAATGACGATTACGACAACCGGATCAAGGAAGAGGCTGAAATCAGGCTGCAACTGGAGGCACAGGCGATTGAGCAGTGCCTCTGGCTGAAGACAGACATCCGGCTGGCGCAGAGAAAGTTCCACCTGCGGGCAAAAAAGGCCTGCTACTGGACAGACTTGGTCAACAAAGCCCTGGCAGCCATCAGATCATGGCGCGGAGCTGAGAAGAGATTCTACGAAGACAATTATGGGCTGTAGGCTGTAGATGCGCAGAACTGCTGGCGGCGTTCGGCCAACCGCAACAACGCGAACAATGCGTGGATTGTCAACACGAGTGGCAACGTGAACACGAACAACGCGTACAACGCCAATAGGTGCGCCCCGAGGTTGCAAGTGAATGCGCACAAAGGCCTTCACATAGTGAGGGAGATGCGTAAAACACACTTACACAGAGCCGAATGCCCTGCGAAAGCTAAACAATACCGTCTTGATGCAAACGCGTCCCGGCGCGTGCGCTACGTACAGGACGGACACAATGACCCGATCCAATGGACAAAGAAAAAGTAATCGGCGTCGATGCGCTATTTGACTCGATGAACAAATGCGCAAAAGGCGTCAGATGGAAAGGCACGGTGGCCTACTTCAGACATAACTGGACAGATGAGATCCCGAAGCTGTCTGATCAGCTCCACAACGGCTCATACAAAGAACGGCGTGCAAAGTTCTTCACTATCACGGAGCCGAAAGTCAGAGAGATCATGAGCATACATTTTCGGGACCGGGTCTACCAGAGAAGCCTCAATGACGTGGCCATCTATCCACAGGTATCAAGATCCTTCATTGCAGACAACTTCGCGTGCCAGAAAGGCAAGGGAACGCTTGCTGCCAGGCAAAGACTCGAAGAATATCTGCATCGGTACTACAGGAAATACGGTACCGACGGCTACATACTCAAAATAGACATCAAAGGTTATTACCCGAACATGAACCACAGGTTCGCCGAGAAGATGCTCTCTGAGTATTTAGACGATGATACATATCAAATGGCAGCCAGAGTGCTGCTGCACCTTCCCGGCGAAGTTGGCTACAATCCGGGGAGTCAGATCGTACAGATCGTCGGCATCACGGCGCTGGATGATACAGATCACTATATCAAAGAGCGCCTGGGAGTCAAATACTACATCCGTTATATGGACGATTTTCTGATCATTCACCATGACCGGGAAACTGTCGAAGGATGCCTGGCAGCCATCCGGGCAAAGCTCGAAGGCCAGGGAATGCGCGTCAATGAGTCAAAGACCTTCATCCAGAAGGTCCGAGATCCAGTGACGCATCTCGGATTCATCTACAGGCTTACTCCTTCCGGCAAAGTCGTCGTCCTCGCAGATCCGGCAAAGATAAAGCACGAGAAGAAGAAGGTCATGCGCATGATCGCTAAGGTGAGAAAAGGCGAAATGACCAAGCACGATGTAGACGTTCACTTCAAGGCGTTCAAAGGCAGCGTGAGGTACGGCAACTCGCATCAGTTGATATACAGGCTGAATCGTTGGTACGAGAGCCTGTGGAAGGAGCAGGAAAATGGCATCAATAATCACAAAGTTTAAGTCGACGCCGGCAGAGCGTAAGGACATCGAGAACGCGATCGCGGAGACTGAAGACATGCGCGCTATGGCGGACTACAACATCATGATGGGTAACATCGAAGACCCGACAGAGGACGAAGAAGAGGAGGAAGAGTAAGATGGGGCACTCCGAGAAGTTCAACCTGGTCAAGGAATACTATGACGAGGGCAGATGGAAGAAGAAAGCCGTCAGAAACGCAGTCGTAAAAGGCTGGATCACCGCTGCCGAGTACGAAGAGATCACCGGAGAGGTCTACGCATGAGAGACGGCTTGGTCCTTGATTTCGAAGACGTAAAAGAGGCCCCTGCGGACTACTTTGGCGTCTCCAGGGATAAGGTCATCAAGGTCGAGGATCTGTGGATAGTAATCCGGGACGAGCTCAAAGAAGAATTAAAAGAAGGTTGAAAAAGCCCGCCAGAAGCCACCAGACGACATCTGGCGCGTTTTTTTCATCAGGGTGGATACTTATATCCTCCCTGTTTTATTTACGAGTAAAAAGGAGGATTTTATGGGACAGGACTGGAAAGCATGGATCAAAGCGGCGCTCACCAGGGCCGCAAAGACATTTGCACAGGCAGCGGTCTCAATGATCACCGTCGGCTATGGATTCAAAGATATAGACTGGATCAACGTCCTGTCGGTATCCGGAGTCGCCGCAGTCGTCTCCATCTTCACGAGCCTTGCAGGCCTTCCGGAAGTACCAAAAGGCTGCGCGAATGGCTTGAATACTAAAAGCGGAAACGACGAGATCGACAAAGAAGCGGAGGCGATGATCAATGGGATATAGCGTAGTAATGACAGCAGAACAGATGGTCACTCTGGTCAAGCACGTCGCATTCGACCTTCCGACCATCTACAACAACAGGTTCCCAAACAACTGTGGATACAACCACGGTGATCACTGGACATGGGACTGCTGGAACTTCTATCCAAAGACGCTCGTCTGGGGGTGGAATGAGAACATCCCTGTCGGATCCTATTGCTATAAGCCCGGCACAGCAGGCCTGGGCGACTGGAACGGATGGACCATCCTCAACTGCTGCCAGCAGATCTCCAAAGACTTTGGCAACGTGATCCCGGCAGAGTTCCTACTCTACTCAGACAAGAGCCATGCTGGCTGCTATGTCGGAGAGTTCACCAGGAGCGGAAAGACCTACAACGTCATCGAGTGCACGTCCAACAGATACATCGGCAAAGGTGTTTATCCATCGTGGGTAGATGTAAACGGCACCAGAAGAGCTTATAAGGGCGGACCTACTTCCGGGGCTTGGGGCTGGCACGGCCTTCTCCCCTGGCTGAACTACGCATCTCCGCACACCGACGTTCTGGCCGTGGATGGCTCCTGGGGAATGGCGACGACTCGCTACACTCAGAAGTTCCTCGGCACCACAGTTGATGGCATAGTGAGCAATCAGCCGAGAACCAACAAGAAGTATCTGCCGACCGTCTCGACAAGCTCCTGGCAGTTTAAGTGGACCGGATACAAAGGCGGCTCTCAGATGGTCAGAGCTCTCCAAAGGCTCATCGGAGCAGATCCGGATGGATACTTCGGAAGAGCAAGCGTTATCGCCCTCCAGACGTTCTTGCAGGCCAGAGGCTTTTATGACGGAGCTATCGACGGATACATGGGTCCGGCGACCGTCAAGGCCTGGCAGCGTTTCATCAACGCGCAGTTTTAGCCAGCGCGGGGAATCTCCTCTTGCTGGATTTCCCCCTGGAACCGCATCGGACTTCGGTGCGGTTCTTTTTTATTTGTGCTCATTTTCAAAAAGTCATATTTGTGTCATATCGTTACATATAAAGAAGTCAAAAGATATGAAAAGAAGTAAAAAGAAGTGCAAGGAGCGAGAACCCGAAAACCCTTGATTTTTCAACGAAAAACCCCGGAAGCATTGAAACTCTGGGGTTTTTGAATTGGTAGTGCCTAGGGGAGTCGAACCCCTACAGGATGCAGTGATTTCAAGGTATTACGGACTCGTTACATGTATTCTGTGCATATTTAGAGGAAAAATACGCGTCGATTATAGCATCCACGCGCTGTCTTTCGGCCGAGAATGTGTGCTGGTAGACCTTTTTCATGGTGTTAGGAGTGGACCATCCGCCTCGCTCCATCGCGTACTTATCCGGCACTCCGAGCTTAAGCATCACGGAGGCGTTCATGTGCCTGAGCTGGTGGAAGGTGACGCCCGGAAGGAGCTTACCGAGCCTTCTCCTGATCTGGTATTCCTTAAAGGGGCAGATGTAATCATCGAAGATCTCACCGCGCTCATATTTCGGATAATCGGTGGTTTTTGAAATTAGAGTAAGCAGCGCATCCGGTAAGTTCAGCACTCTGTTCCTGCTGGCGACTTTTGCCCTGGCTTTTTCCGTGGCTACGCCGTCCACGTCCACAACGACCTGGTCTATATACAGGCAGCCATTGCGGATACTGCTGTATTTAAGGCCACGCACTTCGCTCATGGAAAGTGACAGCCAAAGCGCGAGCATACACGGCAGCTCTATATCTGATCCTCTGACAGCTCTGATCACAAAGTCCGGCTCCGGGAGCTCGAGGAACTTCGGGTCCTCTTCCGGCAGTTTTACGTGTTTCGGAGTATAATCCGTGAATGCCCCGAGAGAGGCCCTGACGAGTCCGTAGGCGTTCTTTATTGACTTAGCCGATATATTATGCCCCAGTCTGCTTTTTCGTCTCATTTCGGCATTTATAGCCTTTTGGATCATGCCGTCAGTCAACTCGTTCACATCGACTTGCATGAGGTCCGCAAACATCGTCCTCCGGATCTTCCGGTATCCGGCTAACGTGGTCGGCGATAAAGTCTCCGAG